ACGTCTATTTTTGAGGTAACACATACCGTAGCAGCGTTTGTCAGCCTTACAAGCTTCCCAGAATATAAAGAACAATCTATTTGCTTCACGAAAGTCTGGTGCACCTACGTCGATCTTACTCCACTGTAAGTACATATAGTGTGTACCTGTTATATACGTAGGCGTTCCATTATTATTAAACCAAAAACCACCGCTACGCCTATCGAACTCTCCGTCGATGTAGTCGTGCCATTGTTCTTTTTGATTTTCCGGATACGCCTTCCAATCAAATATTGTTTTAATCTTATTAAGTACTTCAGGTTTATCAAGTTGTTTCCACTTTTTATCTTTGTTGCTATACACATCTTTAGGAGCTTTAGGTAAAGCTATATGTAAGTTTTCAATTTCATATATTTCACCGATCTGGCCATCGTTAGAAAGCACTACAACGTCGTGCTCTTTGTTGTAGCCATACTCCCATTTCTTGCCTTTGTTAAGTCTACTTATTGTAGTCTTTTTTATTGGCTCTACTATTTTGAATAAAGTTTGTTCGTACATTACTTAGATCTACCTTCGGCAAAGCCCTTAAAAACTTTCTCTTCTTTCTTCTCAATAGTCTTACCTTCGAGTAGAGCTTCTTCTTCTTGTATACGATTAAGTATCTCAAAGGCATCGAAGATAGCGAGCTTCTTTGTAGCAGCAGCGTTCTTAAGTCTATCGGCAGTAATGTCATCATCACCATCAACAATAGCTTCTTTTGCAACTTTGATAAGCTCTTCAACAGCCTTATGCCCAGCTTGGATTATACTCTTCTTCGTTTCCTTGATATTCATATTTAATTGTAATAAAATTAGACATTACTCTATATAGTCTTTCGCCATCTACAACAAACTCGTACTCGCTACTTGGCCTAAAACCAACTAAATCACCTACGTCTACAGTTCCATCAGAATACTTGACAATACCTACTAGCGGCTTTTCCGACTCGGTGTTGAACTGATCAACAGCTTTTATAGGCTTAACAAAGCAATAGCCTTTTGGAGCTTGCCAGTTACTATTGTTCTTATATAAGAATATTTGATCTGTAGATATTAGATATGTGTTTTCGTCAAAGTAAGCCTTACTGTTTCTTTCTCTACCTTTAACATCATGCCATCTCCTAAACACGTTGTGATGTACTATTACTTCATCACCAGGCTTTATGTTAGTTTCACCAACCGTAGGCACAGATAAAACTTTAGCAACACGATTCACATACTGATGGCTAAATACTTCAGTGTTTATTATTAGTTCAGAGTCACCTACCTTTTTTGTGTTGTTGTATCTTTGTCCAACAGGTGTTACAACAAAGTTGTAAACGCTCTTCATTAATATTGCAGATTATACTCTACAGAAACAGCCATGTTTTTATTGAAGTCTTTCCAAGGAAGAACATCGTTGCCTTTTTTTATGTAGACAGAGAATTTATTTTTTTCTTCTATAATATCGCAGATAGTATGACCACCATACACTTCTTGCCCCACGGCATAGTGCATAGCGTCATTCTTATAATCTTTACCGATACTAATCTTTCTTATTAGCTTCGACATCTTCTTGGTAGTTTATAATTCCTGTGTGAATATCAACATCTACTGTTCCATAGTCTTTTTCAAACTCACCTTGTAAAGCTACTAGGCTTTCTTGAAATGTAGATATTGAATGAAGAAGATGGTGCTTCTTAGTCTCTATTGAACCTATGTCCATTTGAGATCTATTAATGTTACTTACTAGACCTTGAACTTTTTGTAGTTGCTCGTCTGTAATCTTTTCTGCCTTAGGTTTAAGGTCAACGATTTTATCTCCTTTCGGAGTCTTTCTTTTTGCCATGATTTAATTTAATTTAATTTGATTAGTTAATTGTTGTTATTTTTGAAAATGCAATATAATCTCAATTGGATTTATATTGTATAAAACATCGTCATCTGCTATAGCAGCCGTGTTTGCTGCCGTTAAAGTTATTTGCGTAGCACTGTCTACAGTAAGAATTGTACCAAGCACCGCATCATCTTGTGCGTGTATAACATCTCCAGGAACAAGATTTAATCGAGGATCTAAGTCAGCAGTAGTTATTACCGTCTGTGCAGCTGCACCAAAACCTGTTTCGTTTACCGTAAGTACCGAGGTAAAGTCTAAAGCTCCAGCTGCTAGTCCAGCTACGTAAAATTTATCTACACCAACATTAGCACCACTATTACCATTAGGCTCAAGCACTAACTCAGAAGAAGATACTGTTGATTGATAAAGCGTTCTTATTCCAAAAGAGTCTGCAGCAGCGGAAGGCACTGCACCCACTATATCAGTTGAAGCAAAATTAGTAACCTCAGCACCAGCTGTTCCAAGTGATGTTGGTGTTGCATCAGGCACTGGTCCTTTAGCAAATAGTAAATCTACACCAGCTGGCTGTACCGTTTGACCGGTGTCACCTTTTGCTCTTATTTTTATTGTTGCACCTAATAGCTTTGCTGTACCTCTTGGTATTTCAAATCCTGTCCAATCAAATACAATTTCACCATCGTTAAAAGCTGCGTGTTGAGCTGAAGCTATAACTAATGGTTTTATTAATGATGAATTAAAATATCCTGTTTTCATATTTTTATTTTTTTACTTTCTCAAGACTACGTCCTCCGAAGTAAGCCCCTATTACTGTTATTAATACTAATTGCAAAAGATCTATATAGGAGTCTTTTACATTAAAATTTATTGTACCCGCGTCTATAAATATAAGTAGCATCGTACATACTATTAAGAATATAAGTACCATAGGTCGTACATTCTTCGAAAGCCATGAATCAGACTTTAAATCTGCTTCCCAACGAGACGTAATGTTTTTTTCCATCTCTACCTCATAGTTGGCCATCAATTCTTTGATCTTGCGTTCAGCTTCTAGCTTTTCTTCTTTAGAAGTGGTTAAGTTGTCAAGAACTCCGCCAACGCTCTTTATAAGATCACTTGCTCCGCCAGAAAGTAAATTAGTTAGTATACTCATTTTTTAGCAAATTTTTCTAAACCAGCTATTCCAAAGCATCCTAAGACTACTAAAACAAACGAGTCATATACAAACTCATTTATAACTAGATCTGTTCCCGTAACGCCTGTAACTAAGTCAGCGATCATAATTAAGCACATAATAGCAAATGCTACCGCACCAATAATTGACTTTTCGTTATATTCGTTATTATCTTTAAATATATTCATATTGCTGTTTCTTCTCCGTTGTTCGCATCGTCTTCCCAAGGAAAACCACCATCTCCAGCTTCTTTCCATTCTCCGTATACATTGATCATATCTTTGCCGTTAATAGTTTCTCTATCAAATCTATCGCCATTATACATTATGTGGTCATCTTCATAAGAAAGCTTACCAACTCTCATGTCTGTAGCATGGCGCATCTCATGATTTATCACTTGTCTTTCTTCAAAGCTACCATGCATAATCTTGTTGCTTATATAAATAGATCCATCCATATTAGCTTCGCCCATTATTCCTTCTGCTAGATTTTTTCTAACAACAGGTGTTCCAGGTACAGATGCGTCAGCATCTCCAGATTCTTTGCCAAACCTCATTTTGGTTCTTATTTCTCCGCTTGAAGCTATTGGCGTTTTACCTTTACCTAGTTTAAATCCCATTATCTATCTTTATCTTTTATCATATCGTCAATAGCCTTGTTGTAGACTTTGTCGGTGTATGTTTTATTATCGTAGAATACACTTCTAGCTGACGTAGGCATATCCTCGTCTCCTAGTAATATTCTATATATTCTACTTATTAGTTGTTGGCATTTGAACGACGTTTTAAATACTGAGTATTTTATTGTAGTTCTGTTTCTGTGTCTCCAGGTTTCTATCCAACCTAAGTTTCTTAGTTTGTCCCACCGAGTTTTATCCCAGCTCATGGTATAAGTACCATCAATAAATTCTTGTCTTGTAAACCGTTTTTGACAATCTAAAAATATTAGAAGTTCAAGATCGGCATCTGTTAACCCGTAAGTCTTACAAGCCCACTTTCTAGTGAGCCTGTAATACTTTAGGATTTGTAATTCACGTAAGTCGTGGCTAGTTAGTCTCAATTAATATTAAGATACAGTTACACCGTCAGCTGTCTTAAGAATTGCTTCTAAAAAGTATTTACTCGAAACTGCTGAGAAAACAATTTTTATTATATCGCCTTTCTTGAACTTAGATGCTACAATAACAGCAGCAGTAGTTCCAGTAACAGAAGTATTATCACCACCATCACTAAGAACACCATCAAAAGAACCAGCTACAGTAGTAGCAGCATTACCATTGTCTGCAACCGCTACAAATGTGTAGTTAGTTCCAGCTGGTGGAGCTGTAGGTAAAGTTATTGTACTAGCCGTAGTTCCATTAGCAGGAAGTGAAATTAAAGATCCTGATTGAGCAACTGTTAAAGCAAGATCGTTTGAAGTAAACGCTCCAGTTATAAAGTTTTTAAATGTACCAGATCCAGAATCTACAGATATAGATGCTAAAGCTGTGATACCAGGGTGAATGTATACTGTTTTACCAGCAACATCGCTTGCTATAACTGTCATACCAGATCTAGCTTCGGCAATAGCTCCAGCTACAGCTTCTATTACATTTTCTTCTTGTCCAGCAGTTACTGTTAAAACTACTACGTCGTTTGCTACAGAAGTACCTACAGTAGAAGAGAATCTTAAAGTCACGGCAGTTGTTGCTGATGACATTGAGGATAAATTCCCCGCATAATTTGCATAAGACGTGTTTGCGTCATTATGGAATACTAACATGTTGTTCATAATTTTTGTTTTTGTTTTGTTAATTAATTAATTTGTTTGTCGTTTTAAGTTTAAGGGTTTTGGTTTGAGGCTTAGGATTAATCTACTAGTACCACGTCGCCTGAGCGAATTACGTGGTATAATATTTCTTTATACTGAACACCGTGTCCAGCGTGTTTATCGTAGTAAACAACATCTTGATCTTTTATACCTTCAACTAAGTTTCCTATTGAGATTACGTTAGCTTTAATATACCTATTGTCTTCATCGATGTCTTCTGTCATTATTAGACCAGCCACCATTTTAGGTTCTATCTTGATGTTCTCTACTACTATGTAATTGTTTACTGCTTTCATTAGCTTCTCATATTTGAAATTACACAGTCAGCAGATATAATAGTAGTCACAACTGATACGGCATTTTTAAGTGCAGACTTGGTTACAAGCACAGGATCAATAACACCTTCTTTGATCATGTCTGTTTCTTTACCAGTTACTACGTTTATGCCAAATCCTTCTTTATCAGGATAGCCTGTTGTCTCAAAACCAGCGTTTGCTAATATAGTAACAAACGGAGCCTTAATAGAGTTAAGTAGCATAGTCTCACCTGCATTATCAGACTTGATTTTGGTAGAAGCATTAAGCAATGCAACTCCGCCTCCTGAAACTATACCTTCTTTTAAAGCTGCTTTTGTTGCATATATCGCATCTTCAACCCTATCCTTTTTTTCTTTGAGCTCAACTTTAGAATCAGCACCGACTTTAATAATACCAACTGAACCTGATAACATAGACAGTCTTTGTTGAATTTTCTTCTTAAGAAAAGGATTTTTTTCGTCAGCAACAAGTCTTGCAACTTTATCAATTCTTTCTCCAACATTTTCACTTAGTTCTTCTATTGTTGTAATAACAGTATTGTTTTGATCTGTAGACGAATATTCAGCTTCTCCTAATGCTTCAATAGTAATAAGATCTAGATCATCGCCTAATTCTTCATTAATCACCGTAGCTCCAGTTAGTACCGCTAGATCTTCGCACGTGTCTTTTTTAGTAGGACCAAAGCCTGGTAAGTCGATAATGTTAATTTTAATATTACCCTTAACCTTGTTCATAAGTAGAGCCGATTTTACTTGCTGAGCAACAGGTGCTACTATAAGTAAAGCTCGGTTTTGTTTAATAACATACTCTAGTATAGTCTGTACTTTACGTACGTTAGGTATTTCAGACATGCATATCAATACTAGCGGACTTTCTAATTCAGCTTTTTGCTTCTCTTCGTTAGTAACAAGGTGTGGTGAAGTTAAGCCGCAATCAAACTGCACGCCATCTACTATCTCTACGTATGTTTCTTCACTTTCGCTAGTCTCCATAAGTACAACACCATCTTTACCTACTTTAGTGTATGCTTCAGATATAATAGCACCTATCTCATCATCGTTGTTACAACTAATAGAACTAACAGATCTAAGCATGTCGCCTTCAATTTTAACAGCAGCATCATCTAGATACTTGTTAACTTTAGCTAAACCAGTCTTAATACCGTCTTTTATTTCTCTAGTAGTGGATTTAGTGTCTTTATTGACTTCTTGAAGTAGTGCTTCGGCAAGAACAGTTGCAGTAGTAGTACCATCACCAGCTTCTTTCACTGTATTTCTAGCAGCTTCTTTAATTAAGGTTGCTCCCATGTTTTCAACCGGGTCAAATAAGACTACGCTTTCCGCAACGGTTACACCATCTTTTGTTATGACCGGGTTGCCTCTAGCGTCTTCGTAAATAACACATTTTCCTGAGGCCCCAAGGGTTGACTTTACTGCTTTAGCTAGCTTTTCTACACCAGCTGCTATTCTATTCTTCGCGGTATTGCCAAAGTTTAAGTCTTTGACAATCTCACTTGGTTGATTGTATTCCATTATTTGATTAAATTAAATTAAAATATGATTATTTGAATGTTTTCACAACTTTTGGTCCTTTTGTTGCTTCCATTTTAC